CTCACAACGGCCCCGCACATTTCCAAAGGTATTCTCAAAAGTTTCTCTAAGGGTATTATTGGATAGTATCCAGAGAATTCTTCTCAATAAGATAACATTTCCAGCCATGTTTTTTTATCCATTTTTAATATATCTTGAAATGCTAATCTTTTGGCTTTTTCTTACAATTACACTGATGTTTATACATCCAGGTATAGGGTCTCCAATGGTATTTGGGGGGAGTTATATTGCAGTATTTGCAATGGATTTCATTTGTTACTGTCATGGTGTATTAAGTAATACTCATCACCACTTATCTATGGGACATTTGGCTGCATACAATTTAGTTTTCAGTTTCATATTACAACCACATTTTTGACATAAATTATACTCTTTTTTATAGTACTCACACTCATCACATATTGATAATCTTTCCTTTCTGATTTCCTCTTTCATGAGTAAGGACTTATCAAACTCTTTCACCACATCATTAGTTGTTTGGAGTAATGATTTAATTTGTGTTCTCCAGAGTTGGTATCTTTCTTTGAGGTTGTTGTTTTCTTCTGTCATGATGTAATTACTGTGATTGAATATGTATCATAAAAAAAAGACCCCGTGGGGCCTTTTTCCTTTTAGTTCACCGAACCCTCTGGGATTTTGACTTCCATGACATTATTTGTGGTATAAGGATTCGGGCGAATGTCATGACACACCCATTGGTCATTTGTATAGTGATAGGTATACTCTGCCCCATAGTTATCATCTGCGGCACAGAGGAACTCATTCAAATCTTTATAGAGTTTGGGTTGATTTGACTCAATGGATTCACCACGGGATGTATAGTGAAGAGGGCCAGATTCGGGAAGAGTTTCATTCTTCCATCCTACATTTGTCCAGGTGCAAGACATATCACCACCATCAATCAATTTGTTGACTTTATCGGCGGTATTGTAGTGATCCCGAAGAATGCGACCATTGTATTCAGGATATCCATCATAATGACAATATGCAGCCAGGATAGAACCATCCTTGAGTTGTTTGCCGATCAGTGAACGAGTGCCCATGAGAATTTGTGAAAGAAGAATTAGAAAGAACTCAGAAAATCAGACGATGAAGTTAGAATCAGGATCAAAAGTCACCTCAGAGATAACATCAAAATCCTCGGTCATTTTGACATAATTCCATTCACCCTCATCCTCACCTTCCTGGTAACAATGAATGAAATTGTCGGAATCAGTTTTTACAAAGCAACCATCATAGTTGTCCTCATCGAAGACATAACCAGCGGCAATCAGTGCATCAGTGAAAGTCATGTGCCTTGTTTGAAGAATTAGAGAAAAAGGAATTCAGAAAATCAGCAATAGACGGGAGAATAGTCCTTACCAGTATATTCTTCAAGATTGAAATCAGTCACCTCGGCACCATTTGCAAGATACTGATTGATGTCATACATGGCATCAGATTTGGTACGAGTGGTGAAAGAAGTCATCTCCTGAGACATCAATTCAGAGGGATGCCAGATGATACGCTTGACAAAACGCTTGCCAGTTCCGACGGGAAAGAAGTCAACCTGAGTGGCAGAGGTTTGGAGTTGCATGTGGTGTCTTGTGTTGATGAACTTAGTATAGGGCAGAGTGGGGCAGAGTCAGGGGCAGAGTGGACAGCCCCTCAACTGGGTTCAATGCGGTCAACTTCGATCTGATAGACGTTCATCGGGTGGTGTTCCTCTCAACATGGCCAATATACATCGGATCAGGGGGCCGTGCCAGCACCCTGTGCCACTTCGCAAACTGGTTTCAGCAGCGACTCCTGGCGATCCAGTTCATACCATACAGTTGTTAATTTCAAACTCATGTAGCTTACATACTCATTATCTTCAATGAGAGTCAGAATATTCTCAACTTGTTGTTTTGCCATGACAATCTTTTCCAGTTGAGTCATACGAAGAATACCTCCAAACCTTTAAGATTAAGTTGCATGGCTGAATATGGAGTGGTTGAATTGATGTTCACTACATCTCCGACCTTTTTTGGATTGACTGGGGCATGATACTCTCTTGTTTTTGAATTGTAGAATCCCCAGATAGATTTAACAGGAGCACCACCGTTGTAACTGAATTGAGAATGATTGCGAATCCATATAGCAACCACATTCCTTTTGTACTGTTCAAATTCATATGAATATCCTTTGGGAGGTTTGTGTTGAAATTCGATCATTTGTGATTACGAACAGGCCAGGTGAGTTCTAGAGTATATGACAATAGAATCATGAAAGAAAAAACAAATAAACCAGAAATCATTCTTCTTCCTCTTCGTAAATTTCGGAAAACATCTGATAATAGAGTTCAGAGTGAATGTCAAAATTATCAGGAGTTTTACCCTCCCAAATGGTCAGAATGTGATCGTAGAGTGTCATTGGTCCTGAATTGGTTGACAAAGGCATTCTAGCGCCTTGTGGCTAGGTCTCAGAGTGCATTGTAACTATTCTTCAACTTGCCCAGTGCTTTGGCATGTTAAAGTTGAGGCAGCTGAATACCTCACGATCGACTAACTTAACTGTGGTTTTGCCATCCGAGACAACAAAACCCTCTTGTTTGATCTTCATGGGGCCGACCAGGGACACTGGAGCATCCGTGATGATAAGACTATCGATAAATTCCTCTTTCATCTCCAGAACCATAAGATAGAGGTTTACGAGATGAATATCACCCAGAATGGCACACAAAATCTCATCTGTCAGGGGAATACCCTGCTGAATGCACAAATTGATGGACGTTTTACGCTTTTCTGCCTCTTTTTTGGACAGAAATTTGATTTTGCGCGTATCAATTTTGGGCGCGGAACCTTCTCCGCGCAGGCGGTCAAGACTCGGTTGAACCCACCTGATCTGGGGGTGGGGATCGAACATATCAAATAGTGGATTAGCCACCATGTTCCTCAGATCACCCTCACCAGTGTAAAATGTGTGTGGTGCAATGATAAGTTTCTCGGAAACATGTTCGGAGAAACGATAGGTGATCAGATTAGATTTGAACTCGGTGCCATTACCGAACCCAATAAATTCACCCTGATATACTTCAGTGGTACGAGGAAGATACTTGAAACATACATGAAGAATATCGGCAACAGGGCCCTGATAGTGTTGATCGATTTCTTCATGTGAGTGTGCAATACGAATCTTTTTCTTGTTGAATACAGCTTTAGTACCAACAAAAAATGTACCAGTTGCAGGATCAGTTCCCCATACAATTGCAGGAGAACCATCCATCTTCACCGACATATATTTGGGATTATAAAGAAGTTCAATCGCTGACAGATCACCAGTCAGGATAGAATCTTCGATGTGGTCGATGTGAAGGTTCTTCATCAATTAAAGAGTGAAAGTTGTTCGAATTGAATGTGATCACAGCAAGAGTCATCGTCTTGCAAATCGATCATGTCGGTGTCAACGTGCTTGATAAGTTTACCAAACAACATGTTGACGAAATCACGATCTTCTTGAGTAATCATTGACAATCAGGATGTGGTTGTGGAAGTGTAGCACAGATGCGAGAGATACGCTCCATCTGTTCAATCTTACTCTCTCCCTGATACACCATTTTTGTCATAATTAAAGCAGAAAGAATAAGAAAGACGAAGATGAAAGGGTTTTTAGTCATCATCAGTGTGGTGTGCCTCTCAACATGGCCATTATAGGCGGTTGCCCTTGGGCAGACCAGGAATCTGGTCCAGTTCGGGAATTGGCCTATGACCTAGAATGGCATCCATACCTTCCTGAGCCCTTTGTTTCATTTTGTCATGAAAATCAATCAGACTTTGAATACCTTCCCTCAGATCTTTGTAGAAGAGATCAACATCAACCTCACCATCATTCAGGTATTCATCAATTGATTCATGCAAACGTAATTTACGTTGTTCTGCATAGGTTTTATCTGGCCCAAGATAGGGGCGACCCTCAATAGTAAAATTAGGCACACTCATGGATGTGATCATGCGAAGGAACAAAGCCGGGAATGTATGGATGACCAAATTCCCAGACAAATACGGCTATAAAACCGACGAAAAAATACTTCATTTTACCAAGAATTGTTGTTCATAGTTTAGTAAATCTTGAGGAGCAAGATCCCCAACATCACCATCATATTCTACTGCATTTTGATAGTATTGTCCAACCTTTTCATACAGTTTGATTCCCAGATGCTTGTACTTTAGATTAGTGGGAACATAAACTTTGTACTCCACACCATCATTGTCTGTAAGTAAGCTGAGTTGCTTGTTTTCAGATTTGGTGACACATACTGTCGTCCTTGCAAGGTTGAACAGATTCTCAAATACAGTATAATCGGACAGATAAACATCTGGATTATCCATGATCATCCTGGCGATGAATTGTGGTGACAGACAGTGATCATCTGTGCGATTTTTGCTGTCATTCATTGCCGCTTCACTGACAAATCCAGTGCGATTGTAACCAGAACAAAACACTAGATCATAATAGATACGTGTGATTGGACGGAAATAGTCAGGATCACTCCAATTGTCAATGTTGGCACGGAGTGCATTGTATGCTGTGCGGCAGTAAACAGTCCAGTCCTTCATTTGTCGTTCAGATAAGTTTCAGAATGAGCCAGATCAAAGATACTATTCAAAATTTCATCGTATTCTTTATAGTATTTGCTACTCACAACTTGCCGCTGTTGTTCTTTACGAACAGCAGAGAAAATGAGTTTCCACTGGTGATGAGTAAGATTCATGAAAAATTAGTGATAGAGTGGTAAACTGCGCTCAAGTTCATGTGCCCCTTGAAGTACCCGGCCACTATAACACAGAGGGTGAGAGAGATCACCCCCAGCAGTGACAAAACGTTAGGAAGTGGATTGTTCACTTATACAAATAACCACCAGCCCAATCTGCATTCTCAAGCAACCACTCGCGGTCTTTGATCAGCAGAAGGTTGAAACGAACACCTTTGGCAGGAGACTTGATACTGGCAGGTTTATACACTTCACCAGTCTTCTTATCAACAAAAGTATGAACAGAGCGAGAACCATTGGCACTCATCATGATTTTGTGATACTTACGACCAGACTCTACAGTGAACTCATAACCACACTGACCATTCTTCAGTTCTTCAATACATGCTTGATGATAATCAGCATTCACTTCCAGATAAACAGAACGTTGATGAGACTTGATGCTGTAATCAATGTAGTTCTTCACCAGAGCATCACACAGCATCAGACAATACTTGCGGATGTTCAACTCAATGGTGTTTTGAGCATCTTTCTGAGCAGCGTAGTCAGCGAGTGTCTGAGTCATGCGGGAAACCTCTCAACATGGCCAATATATCCCGAATCAGTGCCAGGGTCAAGGGATCTGTACCAGTTCAGGAACTGGCCTTCTTTCTGCGGGTACGCTTGGCGGGTGCTTTAGCTTTTGTTGTCGTTTTCTTTGCAGCGGGTGCCCTCTTGGTTGCTGTCGCCCGCTTCGCTTCAGGTTTTTTAGTTGTTGTTACTTTCTTTGGTGATGTTTTACGTTTGGGTTTCTCTTCTGGTTTTAACTCAGGATACCTATAACGAACATCAATTTTTAGACGTGGTTTCTTTACCCTGTCATATTGCTTTTGCATGTGCTCATGACACTGAAACCATGCAATCTTCTTGGTCTTTCCTTCCACCCATTCCATACGAATGGGAAAGGTTTCGTATGGAAATAGTCTCTCAAGTTCTGCTTTACTAAGGCGAGGCATTATTAGGGAAAATTGCAAACATACTTTCTGAGTATTTTATCACACTTTTGTTTAAAATGTGTGTGCAAAGAGTTATTGAAACTAATTAGATCTTCATAGTAAAGATCATTTTTGTACCTTTCAGTCATCATATTATAATAAGTCCACATCCTTAAATCTTCAATATCTTCTATAATTGATTGTGTCCAGAATATGAATGCGTATCTATCACCTTTTATAACTTTATTGACACGATGAGGTGTTCCTGTTTCATATGTGATACCTTCACCAGCTTTGAGTTTAAACATTTTTTCCTTACCATCAATGAGTAAGACAAGTTCTCCCCCATTATAAGTATCTGGGTCATTCAAAAATATAGTGGTGCTGAAATTGCCAGATGCGGGATCATCAAAATGTGCATTATAGTAACCACCAGTCTCTGTTTTACTTACAATTGGATGTGAAACTCTAAGTGGATACGTATAGTTATAATATTCTTTGTTTGATCTTATTGTTTGATAGAATGCCTCTAGATCCAAATCAATTTCAGAATTCTTTTTTATCAAACTTAGATCAAAATTTGGTTTGTCGGGATCAATACTAAGAGATCTTAGTCCATTTTCCCATACACCATCTTCCATAGCTTTGTATATACTTTCAATTTCTTTTTTTGAAAAGAATTTCGAAATAAGATAAGACATCAGACAAACCAAGTTACAATAGAATAACGAGTTCCAGACTCAACGGGACAAACTCTATGGGGATAAAGAAATGTAGCGGGAAAGAATACTGCGGAACCAGCTTCAATCTTCATCTTATATTTGCCTCCCCAGAAATGCAGTTCTCCACCCTCATAATCATCATTTAATCCCAAGATTGCTGTCAAGGCTCTATTAGTTTTAGTACCATGATC